TACAGAACTCGCCTTGAAATGGTGGGGAAGGTTACCAGATGTAATGAAAAATCATTACTCTATTTCATATTGCTGCAAGTATGTAGCAAATATTACTCCAAGCGAAATACACAACATTTGGCAGAAAGAAGCTGTCAAATACAATCCCACACCTATATATGTTGATTAACCATTTAAAAACAAAACAAAACATGAAGAAACTCATGATGCTGCTGTTAGTATGCGTATCACTAACAGCATTTGGTCAAGTTAAGGCCGCTGCTATTGAAGATGATCTGCCCATAGTAGAACAATCTACATCAACACAGGTTGATAACATTAAAGAAATGAATTACCAGGGAGACTACGTGATCGTGGCTGATGATGATTGGTATGAACCAATTGTTGTTACATATGAAGATGTATCTTTAAATAAACGAAGAAAAGAAAGATACAAATTCATTGCTGCAATAAAGTATATGAGCGTAGCATATAAGAATACAGTATAAATAGAGGTTTTAATTAAGGAAAGAAAATGCCTGATAGAAATATCAGGCATTTCTTTTTTAATAAATCAAGATGATAAAGTACCCACCTTTACAATCGTTAAAGACTGCTTTAACAGGTATCAAAGAATAAAGGATATTTAGAGATAACCCCAAGGTGTAACCTTGAGCAGTCTTTTTTTTTCATTTCCTAAATCAATAAGGTTATTCTGTCTATTCTAGCTAGGTAGACATTTTAATATTCACAATTTAAACAATTACAAAAAAACAATCACAAAAAACAGAACATGGAAACAAACAAAGCAGTAGCAGCAGCTACATTGGTTAGCGAAACAGTCTTAGACAATGGTGCAGTAGTGTCAATCAGTAAAGGTGCAATTACCGTAGATAAGGTAGAAGCATCACAGTATCAAAAGAACAAAACACTGACTGCAACTCTCCGGCAAATCTTTAAAAATGTTTTCACTTATCCTGAAGCACAGGTAAGTAACAACATGCAGGACAACCTGTTTAAAGCAGAAGATTTCGGATTTGATATGAAATCAATTGAACGTGATGAAAACAGGGTTGCTTTCATTGATGTGCCTATGAATAGCACAGTAGAAAGCATCGCTGCACTCCTTACAAAAAATGCTACGGCGTGTCTGTACAAAGTGTTGTCTAATCAGCCAATACTTACAGATAACCAGAAACGTGCAATTGAATCTGTTGACATTCCGTTGACATTGGATGATGTGGCAAATTCACAGGTAGTTCGCTATCCTGAAAATGCCAAGGATAAAGAAGGTAACAGTATTGCAAATGATCTCATTCTTGATAAGAATGGTAAAGTGCAATATCGTGCTGTATTCTTTAAGACAACTCCAACAGCAGACATTGACAACAGGAATGCAGACCCATCTGATTTCTATGCTTCACCGGAGATAAGTGCAGAAGTGTTAACTGCACTTAATGCACCATCACAACTTATTCCTTAAACAAACACAATAGTAGTAGTCAGTAATGGCTACTACTATTAAAACACAAAAGGAGGTATGTTTTCTGAAACTCATTGGGTAAGCCCGTTATAGCTATGATGAATGAATAAAATTAGTTGAACAAAGAATACAGAGTGGATTTGGTTTTCCGGCTCTGTATTTTTTGTATTAATTAATATTCATTACTTTTATCCAAGGATGCGATAACAAATTCACCAATTTCAATCTATTCACATGAAAATCAAATTCATTGACCCGCTTCAAATAGTTATCAATAGATATGCTCAAATATGGAGTGAAGATTGCTTAACATTAGCAATAGATATAACTAATGGTATTGAACCAGAAGGAGTAGCTATTAAGTTGTTCAATCAAAAGTTAAGAACATTAGAGTATATTGTAAAGAATGGATGCTGCCCAAAGCATACCATAATGATACTAACAGATATACAAAATCAAAATTAACTAAACGGTTTCTAAGAGTGGTTCGATTCCACTCTGGTTACATCTGATGTGAATAGTCAGAAAAGGTGAATAGTGTAGGGAGAGGACATATTTATGTGTACTCCCTACTTTTTTTTATTTTTCCCACCTTAATTTTTTTTTACTACTACAAACTTTAATGTCATGTTATCTTCCCATCAATTAGAGAAGGCTAATGAAGTGTTGGATTTAATCCGACAAAATCAAAAGATAATTGTTATTGAAGGAAGTGCAGGTACAGGTAAAACTTACATGGTAAATGAGTTAATTACCATGATTAGAAATGAGTTTTATAAGTATGGTCTTGTTTATGTTACTGCACCAACACATAAAGCAGTAGATGTAATCACCAGTAAGATTGAGTATAAATCATACATTGAATTTAAAACAATCCATAGTGGATTGCAATTACAACGTAGATTTATGAATGGTGAAGCTGTTTATGCGAAGAAGAGATTTAATCCAAGGTATCCACCATTTCCTAATGGTAAGTTATTAATCGTAGATGAAGCAAGTATGGTTGGTAACAAAGCTGTAGAAGGTAATGGTGCAAGACTACCGGGAATGTTAGACTTAATCGAAGAATTCAAAGATCAAATGACAATCATTTATCTAGGTGACAGGAAACAACTCAATCCTGTTAATGAGAATGATAGTCCAGTATTTACAAAGGGTTATCCTATTGTTAATTTAACTGAAATCAAAAGACAGGGAGAAGGTAATCCTATTATTCATTTATCTCATAATTTAAAGCTTATATGGACTAAGCAAGAAGATGTGATGATGATGGATAAACAAATAACAAAGAAAGTATTTTCAGAAGAACAAGGAAAGGAATTAGAACTAACTATCATTAAGAAGGTAATGGTAGGTTATACTTTCACAGCAGATAGACAGAAGATAATTAGTAGATTAGCTGCAACAAATGGTACAACAGAGTATAAATATTTAGCATATACAAATGAAGAAGTAGATGCTATGAATACTGCTGTTAGAAAGGAAATTTATGGTAATCCAAAGAAGGTAGAAGTTGGTGAACGTATTATATTTAATGCTCCATATGAAGAGTATATGAATAATCAGGAAATCTTAGTTGAATCATGTGATGTAATAGTAAGGAGATTAGAAATACCAACTTCTGAATCTGTATTGCAAGATATAGATGGTAAATTAGAAATTGTTAATCGTGTAAAAATGGCTAATAATACAAGGCCACAAATAGATTCAGGAGGTAAGACAATTCCAACATATGATATATTTCAATGTAAATGTTATTTAATCAATGATAATGTTGTAGTAGTACATGAAGATAGTGAAAGAGAGTATCATGATATAATAATGGATATACAAAGAAAGATAGATAGAGAGGGGTTGGATTACAAAGCAAAGTATTATTTTAAAGAACAGGTTGCGGATATAACATATGCACATGCTGTAACAGTTCACAAGAGCCAAGGTAGCACATATGAAAAAGTCATAATCAATTTTCCTTCTATTATGATAAACAGAAATAACGAAGAAAGAAGAAGAATGACATATACTGCAATTACAAGGGCATCTGATTTAGTAATCCTATTCAATGTAAAGTAATGGAAACAATAAAATCAATCCTTCTAATAATATTCACAGTACTGGTAAGTCTAACAGTATTAATGTTATTGGTAACTTTAATTTATAACTTATGGAAAAACTTTAAGGAGAAATAACATGATAGAAATCATATTAAAAAATGGACACAAAGTTCTCATTAGTGATTTAATTGTAGCTAATCTAATTAGTAAAGCTATAATAGATAGAGCATTAAGTCCTATTATACTAGCTAAGGATTATGACCCAAATGAATTAGTATTATTTTTACGAATCGAAGATATTTGTCTTATTACACGTAAATATTAGTTATGAGCAAGATATGGATACATGATACTGAAAACTATCGCAATCTATTTCTCTATAGAGCAAGAAATATAGAAACAAGAGAAGAAAGGATATTTCAGATTAGTCCATTAGCTGACCAAAGAAATGAATTAGTGATACATCTACGAGATGAAGTGGAGATGTTGATAGGATTTAATAGTCTATCTTATGACTGTCCACTAATTCATTATTTTATTACCAAGCTATTTGTAAAGAAAGATATGCATGGTAAACAGTTGACAAACATTTTATGTGAGAAGAGCAAGGAACTAATTGAAAAGTCTAATAACAATCCTTGGATAAACAGGATAAAGAATCCATTCAGAAAGCAAATGGATTTGTTTACAATACATCATTTTGATAATAAACAGAAGAGAACTAGTTTAAAGGTTCTAATGTTTGTATTCAGAATGAGAAATGTAGAAGAACTACCATTTGAACCGGGAACAGTATTAACAATAGAAGGAATAAATAAGGTAATCAGTTATTGTGGAAATGACATTGATGGAACTGAATTATTTTATGATAAATCCAAGGATGCGATTGCTTTTAGAGAAAGAATGTCACAAATTTATGGCATTGATTTTACAAATGCCAATGATGTTAAGATAGGTGAATTAATACTTATCAGAACATTAGCAGATAGATGGAAAGTGCCTTATGATGATATAATGAGAATGAGGACAAGAAGAGAGAGTATCAAAATCAATGATATTCTATTTCCTTATATCTCATTTCAATCAGAGATACTAGATAAGTTTCTAGTATGGTGGAGAACTAAGACTATAGTAGATACAAAGGGTCAATTCAATGAAATACCCTTAGATGAAGTCAGAGACTTATTACCATATTGTAATAATACTCTGAAAAAAGGAAAATTGAAACAACTAAACATTATATATAAAAATTTTCAATTTGACTTTGGAACTGGTGGATTACATGGTGCAAAAGGTGTTGGAATATGGGAAGCTAAAGATGGTTATTTAATAGACCTCTTAGATGTATCTTCTTATTATCCAATGTTAGCTGCACGTAACAGATTACACCCTGCTCACTTTCCTGTTGATATATTTGTTGATGTAATTGACATTCTATATCAGCAGAGAATGGAAGGAGCAGTTATAGGAGATGCAGAAGTAGTGAAAGCCATTAAATTAGCACTTAATGGAGCATTATATGGCAAATCCAATTCTGATCATTCCCCAATGTATGACCCGCAATTCATGATGCAAATATGTCTTAATGGACAGTTATTGTTAGTCATGATTGCTGAACAATGCCTTGACAATGATATTGAAGTAATACAAGTTAATACAGACGGTGTATTGATACGCTATCATCACTCAAAAAGGTCTATAGTCAATACCATTATTAATCAATGGATGCAACTTACAAGACTGAAACTAGAACTTGATAGTTATGTAAAGATTATACAACGTGACGTTAACAATTATCTAGGTATCAAAGTGAATGGGAAGATTAAAAGAAAAGGTGTATTCTTAATAGAACGTGAACTCCACCAGAACCATAGTCAATTGATTGTGCCAAAAGCAATTGAAGAATATTATATAAATGGTATTAAACCAGAAATCTTTATAGCTGAACATGCTAAGAAGGATAAAAACTTATATGATTTTTTCAAGCTGGCTAAGTTGGCAAAAACCTCAAAGTTAGTGCAAAGAATTCAGGCAACAACAGTTGTAGAATATGCAACAAAAACAAAAAGAACTAAGAAATATTCAATAACTTGCATTGAAGAAGAACAACAGTTACCCAACATTACTAGATATTTCGTTGCAAAAGAAGGTTTTAAGTTTATAAAGATAATGCCACCATTAGAAAATAAAGTTATCAAAGAAGGTAAACTTATTAAGATAACTGATGTAGGACATAGAGAGATTGGTATTGAAGCAGCATATTTATGTGTACAATGTAATAATCTTGATTTGATAACTCCACAAGAAGTAAGAGATAATCTTGATTATGATTATTATACTCAAAGATGTTATAAGATAATAAATGCTATTGCAGCAGGAATAGAATTTGATATTGAAGAAGATTAAACTTTAAATTATGAAAGGTCAAGTATTAAGATTGAAGATAATCAAGACAAGATTATCAAAGCTGTCAATAGCAGATTTAGGAGCCATGATAGAATTTTGTAATGATATGTCAGTAAGTAAACCACAACAATCTGAATCGTGGAATGAGATGAAAATGACAGCAAGAGATGAACTAGAAAAAAGGGTAAATAATTTGTTCTTTTCAATTAAACCATAAAACAATGCAAGCTATATTTGAAGTAATTGTACAACTAACTGTTACTGATGATAAAGGTGATGATAAAACAAGACCAGTAAGTACACAAATAGCATTAAATGCACAAAGTAATCTTGATAGAAGTGCATATGTAAATCCAGATGGTACACCAACTGAAGCTGGTGGTAAAGTAATAACTGAAACTCTCTTGAAAGGTATTGTAGGACATATTCATGCCATGAAAGAAATTGGTATAAGGGATGATGTTGAACATGTAAGGTATATTATTGATAAAATAGAAGATGGATTTGCACAAGTTACAGAGGTATCTATTGATAAATTAACACCATTATAATACTATAAAATGGAATACAAAACACAACCAGAGTTACCGCCAATATTTGTGTACAATGCCACAGTATTAAGAAAATATGAATTAAATGTACCAAGCAAGTTCAAATTATTTGTATGTAAATTACTTCATATTGAATACCAAAAGTATTACAAATATGTATGTTGTTTATATATAACAAATCCTGAACAACTAACAATTGGTCATATTATATGGTTCCTAAATCATAAGTGGTACGTAACAGATATGAATTTAATATCAGCAACAATTGAAAGTATTGAACCAGTAAAGAACTTTGATTTAATTAATGGTAGAATTAGAATATTAGCATCATCTTTTAAAGAAGAAAATTAACATCATTGCCATGACACAAAATCTAACTATCTTAGAAAACATTAATGCATATGCTGAATGGTTAGAAACATCAGAAGAAAATTTGCGTCAAATTGATTTTGAATTAACTATTAATATAGTTAGAATGCAACTAGCTGATGAAGTATCATTTAAATTTCATCAAAATGGTAAGAAAGGAGCAATAGATGCTGCAACTGGTGTTGGTAAATCTTATTTTGCTATTAAAGAATGCATTGATCTAGTAAGTAAAAGACCAAGAGCAAAAATCCTCTTAGTAGTACCAACAGAAGAATTAAGAGATAATAACTGGAAGGATGAATTTCTGAAATGGGGAGCAATAGACATATATAATAATAATGTCAGGAGAGTGTGCTATGTTAGTTTGCATAAGATAAAGAATGAACAATTCGATTTCATCATAGAGGATGAATATCATCACATTACTACAGCAAATGCAATATTTTTCAAGCACAACATTTATGAGGGTATCATGTGTCTATCCGCAACCAAACCCAAAAGTGAAGAGAAATTAAGGCTTTTAGAGGCCATTGGCATCAAGACCATAGTAAGTATTCCCCTAGCCACCGCAGTCAAATTAAAGCTGGTTTCTCCTTATTCTATACTAATTGTGGAAACTAGGTTGGACAATTTTAACCGGAATATTGAGGCTGGCGGGAAGGAAAAAAAGTTCATGGTGACAGAGAAAGAGAACTATAATTATAAGGACAAAAAGCTTCAAAAAATGCTCTATGCTAAGAAAGATAAGGAAGGTAGGGTAAAATATGAGTATGCTGTAAGAGAAAGAATGAGGCTAATCTACAACATGAGTAGTAAGAAAGAAATTGCTAAGTATTTGTTAGACAATTTCATTCCAGAGAATGAGAAATATCTTATATTTGCAGGGTCTATTGAACATGCTAATGAGTTATGTAAATACAAGTTTCATTCTAGCAATAAAAGATATAATGCAAAACACTTACAGTTATTCAATGATGATGTAACTAATAGATTAGCATGTGTTGAAGCACTAAATGAAGGTGTTAATATCAAAAAAGTAAAAGGTGCATTGGCTCTCCAAGTAAATTCTGTTGATAGGGATTTAGTACAAAGGTTAGGTAGACTAATCAGGTATATTCGTGGACATACAGGTAAATTCATTATCTTATGTTGTGTTGATACGCAAGATAAAGAATGGACTGATACTGCACTAGAGTCATTTGATGAATCTACTATAACTAGAACTAGTTATTCCCAAATATTAGTAGGTAACTTTAAATACAATGACTTTTAAAATCAGTATATGATAGTAAATAAATCAGTTTATGAACAACTTGAGAGATTTAATATCGAAACAAATGCAGGCACATTATATCTATTGTCAATCTTTTATAATGTAGATGCAACTGGAATTATTGATGATGAAATTATAAAGCAGGTAAACTTCACTAAGATAGTAGAAAGAAATTATTCTACAAGAAAGATAACATGGAATATTCCTCTATTTAGTGAAGAAGGAACTGCTATTGATGTAAAATGGGATTGGGTTATTGATGATTATCGTAAATTATGGATGGATATAAAAGGCTCTAAAGGAGGAGATAGAGCAACATGTATAGCAAAGATGAAGAAGTTCTTTGCTGCTAATCCTGATATAAGAAAAGCTGATGTAATGGAAGCTGCAAAACATTATACAAGTGGGTTTGTTAAAGGAAACAGTCCTACATATATGATAGAAGCAGATAATTTTATCTCTAAGAAAGTAGAAGGAACAACAAGGTCAAAGTTAGAACAAATGTTAGAGATTGTTAAACTAAGTAAAGGTAGTGAATCAAATCGCTACACAGATAAAATCCGATGAAATACACATTTAGCGATGGGATAGTATATAGTAATATTGCTGAAGAACAACTTGATGACCCTATGATACAACATGGTTATTTAGGAGTTATGCAAAATGACAAGTTTAAAAGAACTCTGAAAACTCCTGTTGAATATCTGTTATATGGTTTATCAGCAACACATTATGTAATCATGGAAGAACCTGATAATAGTGGATCAATTATGGTAGTCTATCCTGTTGAACATCTTGTAAAAGTAGAACCTTAATGAATTTCGTTACCGCATTCCAAAAAGGAAAAGAAGGAATGAACTTGGGTTTACCAATGGGCATTCCTTCTTTAACTAAGGACACATTAGGAACTCAAAAAGAACATATATATAGTATAGCAGCACCGCCAAAAGTAGGAAAGACAACATTAATAGATTTCATATTCATATTAGCTGTATATATGTTATCTCCAAATGCTAATGTAGAATGGATATATTATTCATTTGAAATAAGCAGGTTAAGAAAGGAGTTTAAATTTGCTGCTTTTTTTATGTTTCGTGATTTTGGTATTCAGTTATTTGAACATGAAGGTAAACAATATCCAATAAGTGCTGATTATTTAATGGGGAAGTTACTAGATGATAATAGTAAACCAATTGTTGTTAAGACTGAACATGAAGAGCAATTAAGAATAATCTATAGAACAAGGATAATTCCTTTATTTGGTGAGTATAATATAAGAGGAGAAAGAATAAAGAAAGGTAGAATAGATTTCATTGAACATAGAGAAAATCCAACTGGTATTAGGAACTACATATTGACATATGCCAAACAGAATGGAAAGTTTGTTGTTGAAAAATATACTATCATTGATAAGAATGGAGATAAGGAACAGAAAGAAAGGATTATAGGTTATCAACCTAATGATGAAAACAAACAATTGATTGTTATCACAGATCATGTTAGAAAGTTAGTTAGAGAGAGAAATTTTAGTATGAAAGAGAACATTGATAAGTTTGCTGAATATCAAGTAGAACTTCGTAATATATGCAAATTTATATTCGTTAATGTAATTCATACTAATAGAAACATATTTGACATTGAAAGAATAAAGTATGCTGGTGAATACTTTTATCCTAGTTCTGAAGATGTGAAAGATACAGGTAATTTGAGTGAAGATAGTAATGTAGTATTTACAATGTTTAATCCAAATGATGATAAGTATGGTATTAAGAAACATTTCGGATTAGAGATAGTAGATAAGAATGATAGATTACTTCATCCTAATTATCGTAGCTTACATATAGTTGAAGCTAGAGATATTCCTGATGCACCATTACATTACCAGTTAAATATGTTTGGTAATTTGAATTGGTTTAACCCCATTAAAAAATAAAAATAAACTACGAAAAACAAAAACCCTAAATATGACAGAGACAATATGTTTTGTAGCATTCCTTATAGTATTATACTATTTAGAGGACATTGATAGATTCATTCAAAAAAACTTTTTTAAATGAGTAACATTTTAGTGATTGCTCCAAGTGGACTTGGAAAGACAACATCTTTCATACCGCATCCTGAATTTGGAATTAAAGGATTGAATCCAGCAGAGACATATGTGTTATCCATAACAAAGAAAGATTTACCGGGAAAAGGTACAAGAAAGATGTATCCTGTATATGAGAAGTTCAGCTTAAAGAGTATAGCTGTTGATTTAAAAGATTACAGGAGGTTGATATTTTCTGATTGGAATACTAGAACAGACTTAATAGTTCATGCATTGCACCTATTAGCTGGAATAGCACCAATTAAGAATATAGTATTAGATGATGCTAATTACATCATGCAGGACTATTATATGGCAAAGTCATTGAGTACTGGATGGGATGCACCAAAGAAGATAGGTAACATGATGGGTAAGATATTTGAAGCAATTGAAAAGTTGCCAAATAATAAGAACTTCATCATGATGGCTCATGGAGAAGAATATGATACTGCTGATGGCAGAAAAGGTTATCGTTTTAAGACTACTGGCAAAGCAGTTCAGGAATACATTACTCCCGAAGGCAAATTTGACATTGTTCTGATTGGTAGGAGCAGGTATGATGATGCCGAAAAGAAGGCTATTAAAGAGTTCGTAGTCGAAGATGATGGCTTTTATGCTACTGCAAAATCTCATGGCGCATTTGGTACTCCATATATCTTAAATGATATGGGATTGGTGGTTGACAAGGTAAATGCCTATTATGATGGAATTTGAAACTTCATTATTTCACAAAAAAATTAAAAAAAACATGCAATTAAATTTGTCAGGTTAGAAAAGTACTATATATTTACACTCATAAACAACGAATAATAATCAAAAAATTCTAAAATTTAAAAAATGAGTACTGAAAACACAACTTTGGATGCGGGAACTAATGAAGCACCAAAAGTAAAAAGGGAAAGAATTGTTGGAAAACCTGTTACTGTAAGCGTTTCCAGCGTTATTGCAGCCTTGGAAGCTGGTAAAAGCCGGAAGGTAATTAAAAAAGAATTAGGGCTTACAGCAGATCAGGCAAAGCAATTGTTTGACAAGCCACAGATTAAGGGTAAGAAAATGCATTACAGCAAAACATCTACCAAAGCACCAATCACCATTATTGATGATGTGGAAATGCCTGTAGAGGGTGAAGCTGGTGATGCAACAATAACAGCACAGGGTAATGGTACAAGTAATGGTGCTGAAAATGCTGGAGTTAGGACAGCAGAACAAGCAGCACAGCCAGTACAGGCTGATTCTGATAGCTGGTAAACATTGTAGGATGGGGTAATAATAGAAACTCCCTTAT